CTAAACCTAATACGGCTCTTTGAAAATTTGACTAATACGAGGCATTGCTTTCTCGATGATAGGATCCTCAAATGGTCTTGGAGCCATTCTATCGGTTCCCTCTTCGAGATATGGAGCATACTTCACATCTGTAGTAATTGCCGGTTTTATTGTTACGGTATTGCTTATTTGCTCGGATGCAGATTGCGGTCTCCAACTCATACGCAGGTTTCCTGTTCGCATTGCAGGTGGTTCTCCTGGGGCTGAAGCTGTGTATATGCTTTTTGAAAATGGCCGCTTATAAACACGGCCGGATCGCTTGCCTTGAAGGACTGTTAGCGCTGAATTTCGGAGCTCGTTTGCCGCCCGAAACGCCCTTGATTTAGCCTGAAGAGTTATTTCCTCCACTATTTCATTAACAGCACCATCTAAATTGATTTTCAAGCTTCAGCTCCTCCTTTCACCGGCATGTTTGCAAAAATGCGGGCCAGCCTTTCTGCCAGCTCGTCTCCTATGTCGTCAGTCATTTCGCGGATGTAAGCCTTCAGTATGGCCAGCACTTTGTTCTCGTCGGTGGTATCTCCGCTGCCCTCAATCGTGAATTTAGGCTCTGCCTTGACTTCCACCTTTATTGTTAGGTTTTGGCCGGCTCTTCCGGTTGCAGACGCTACCGGGATTTCGTCTGGTTCATCACCTACTATTCCGCCGTCTTCGTATGCTCTGACTCCAAGGAGCTCACCGGTACGCTGCCATAAATCGAGGCCTCGTTGTCTCTTGCTTGGGCTTAATGGGATAATTCCTTCAGCTCCGTCCTCGGCCACTATACCCATATGTGGCTTTGTCATAATTCCACCGTATGCGTGTTCGAGAACGCTACCTTTACCCAGGCTGGTTGTTAGGCCGGTCTCCTTTGAGCCTTTCTGGCCCAGACCTCCGAGCCAGCTCTTGAAGCTCTGCCACTTGTCGCCGATCCACTCGCCAATGCCACCGAGCTTTTCGCCTACCCATTCCCATGCCCTGGTTGCTCCGCTCTTGATGGGCTCCCATACGTTAGTCGAGAACCAGTCGGCTACTCCGGACCATGCCTCGCTTACTGCATTCTTTGCTGCTGTGAATTGATCTCCCAGCCATGCTCCTGCTGTCTGCGCCGCTGTTTTTACCGGGGTCCATACTGTTTCATCAAACCAGGTACTTACGGTTCCCCATGTCTCGCTTACCCAGGTCTTGGCCTCGCTCCATCTTTCGCTTACCCATGCTCCTGCAGCCTGGGCTCCTGTCTTGACAGGGGCCCATATACTCTCTTCAAACCATGAAGAAAAGTCAGACCAGCGCTCTCCTACCCATGTTCTCGCGTCGTTCCAGCGGTCGCTTACCCACTGGCCGGCTGCTTGCGCTGCATTGCTTACAGGGGTCCACACGGATTCGTCAAACCATGCTGAAAAATCAGACCATCTGTCTCCGATCCATGTTTTGGCGTCATCCCATTTCTGGCTTACCCATTCGCCTGCAGCTTGTGCGGCGTCGCTTACCGGGGTCCAGACGCTCTCATCGAACCATGCGGATAAATCGCTCCATTTCTCGCCTACCCAGTCTCTGACTTCACTCCATGCGCCGGCCGCTATGTTAATTGCAGATATGCCGACGTCCTTCACCGGTGTCCATACCGAAGTACCGAACCAGTCGCTGAAGCCGCTCCATTTGTTGCTGATCCAATCTCCAGCCGCGTTCCACTTCTCGGCCACCCAGGATCCGGCGTTTGAAGCTCCGGTCTTAATGGAGTCCCATGTGTTGCTTGCCCATGTCTTGGTATTTTCCCAGAACTTCGTTAAGGCGCCGTCTTTGTCTGTGGCGTCTGATAGGGCCTTACCGGCTTTATCTCCAGCGAAAAGTGAAGCGGCTCCACCAATTCCCGCTCCTATAAGCGCTCCTGGTACCGCACCGATGCCTCCAAATAAAGCGCCAATGGCTGCGCCTGCAGCAGCTCCTGTGCCGACCATGCCTGCTTTGGTCCCTGCTGTTACATATTCATCTTTAGCAGCTTTGCTATTGCCGGCCTTGCTTGCTTTTATTCCCTGGTATACATCAATACCAGCTGATCCAAGTCCAAGAATGCCGCCGATAATTCCAGCAATCGAAGCACCTCCGACCGCTGCAGCTCCGCCGGCAGTTGTTGCTCCGCTTCCGAGTGCTACTCCTAACTTGGCCAAGCCTGTTGTTAATGCACCACCGGACGCTACGTATGTGCCATTAGCAAGCTTCACAGTGTTTATTGCCTTTCCTGCTGCTCCTGCAGTGCCCGGTAAAGCCAGAGGCGCTCCTCCACCAGGAAGCTTTGATATTGGCGCTGGTCCTCCTCCAGGTAAGCCTGGAATGTTGTTTATTATTTTGCCCCCGTTTCCGCCTCCTCCAATCGTTGGACCGTTGATGTAAACTACAGAGGCCGTAACGGCCATAGTGGAAGTTATGAAGCTGTCAGGGACAAGAGATCCTATTGCTGCAGGTACTCCATCTTTGCTCCCTTTTCCGAGGAGATTAATTAAACCCTTACCGCCTTTTCCGATCAGCTTGAAAATTCCGAGCTTTTGAAGGGCCAATGCTATTGCGCCGGCCGACAGCCAGGATGTGCTGCTTGGTTTCTCTCCTCCTGGGAGCAGGGTTCCTGCGTCCTTAAATACGCCTTTGATGGCGTTCAGGATTGCCTCGCCTACCTTCTTGCCATCAAATCCCCGTGTAAAACCTTCAGCGAATGAAGCTCCTATGCTGGTCCCATCCTCTACGGCGCCCCTGGCGTCAATTCCGAGTATGGCAAGCAATCCTGCAGAGAGTGCAGTTCCTATTCCTTCACCGATTTTGCTGGCCTTGTCTGCAAGCCAAGCCTTACCGGTTGAATTCCACCATTCGTTGAACGGCTGCGCTATTATCTGATCCCATGCTATCTTCAGCTTTTCTCCGAAGTTTTTAGCGTCTTTCCATTCCTGGGAGTTGACCATGCGCTGTATGCTATTTCTCAAGGCATCCACTCTGGCCATTACCCACTTGGAGATATTTGCTCCGGCTTTCTTCCAGGCCTCTCCCCATTCAGCTATAATGTCCTGGTTATCGTCTATCCATGTTGTGAGTTTTTCGAGTCCTGGCTTTACACCTTCCCACAGGCCTTGTCCCCATGGTCTCAAAAGTGAGTTTTCGAGAGTGTCCTTAAGGGTTGATATCATGCCTTTGGCCGTCCTGGATTGGTTGTTCATCATGCCACCAAAACGCTTATCCATACCTCGCAACAACGCATCGATAACCTTTGCCGCTTCTATGCTCTCTTTACCGATGTTCGCTACCTGCTCGCCAGTAAGGCCGAGCTCTTCCTGAAGGATCTGGTTAGCTGGTACTCCGAGTTCTTGTAGCTGCAAGAGTTCCTCTACTTGTGCTCGTCCTTTGGCCTGCATTTGTCCGAGGGCCCTTGTGATCCTGTCTATTCCTTCAGAGCCTGCTCCCAGGCCGCTGGCCGTGTCACCTATGATACTTAACATATCGAGCACCTTGTCGGCTTCAAATCCGAAGGCCATTAGCAGTTTACTGCTGTTGATCAGTTCCGGAAATTCAAACGGTGTTTTGTTTGCGAACTCTGACGCTTCCTTCAGGAATTTTTCTGCCTTCTCGGCGCTTTTTAGCATGGTTTCAAATGCGATCTGTGTCTGCTCGAAGTCGCCGGCTATTTGCATTGGCTTATAAATGCCGGCAAATGCACCGGTGGCTCCGAGTATAGCTCCCTGTATGGATGTCGCGAAGTTCCATAAGCCTCTTAATGGTGCCGTGGCCATGTCGATTACTTTCATCGTAAAGCTGAATGTTTTACCCGCTATGCTACGTGCTTTTGATGAAACCTTGCCTATTATCCCTGACGCTCTATCCAGGGCATCAAGAACAATCTGGTACTTTGTCCGGTTCATTTGGTTTAGCCGATCCTGCGTCTTTTGATTAGCTCTATCAAAGGCATTCAGCTTGCTTTTAGCCTGTGATACTCCGGGGTCTGTATTATCCTTGATACTTATTGGTATCTCAATTCTAAAAGTCTCGCCCATTCAGTTATCCTCCTTTCTGCAGTATTTCTTAATTGAGAGCTTAAGGAGGGAGGAGCTCTGACACAGTAAAGGAAATTGTAGGCTAATGCACTTATATAGCCTTTTCCTTTTAGGTTTCCGCTTTTCACGTTATCCCTCCTTTCTGCTTATTTCTTACCGGAGGCTATTCCTCCGAGTTGATTTCTGACCTGCTTTCGATTAAGCAAAAGTCTAAAATATCGCATATTCGCTTTAGTGCAGCGGTTATGTATTCTTCGTTCATGGGACTGCCTATCTGAATACAATTAACCAGCTCTTTGGTTTCTTTCAGCTTGTCCAAGGCTTTCTCATGTGGTGCCTTTTCAGCCGCCTTTCTTGCTGCAGCTACCCTTTCCTCTTGCTGCCGCTGTAGCTCCTGGCGTTGTTTTTGCTTTTCGATGTACTTAGCTCTTTCCTCATTTCTAACTTCTGCAGTAGGAAAAAACATCATCTTCACCTCCTTCCAAATTCTTCAGTTAGCTTTTTTGTTATTGCCTCCTGGAGTTTAGCTTTTATAAAAGCCGGACTTTCCTCTTCAGTGAGCAACTCAACTCCACCGATACCGTATAAAATGACTGTCAGGTCCTTTACACCTTTGTCTATGTCCTTGAATAATGTCCTCCTGTTTATATTGAATCGTGCCGCCGTTTTATAGCTATCCAATGGATTTTCTGCAAAATAGAAACAAAGCAATTCGTTATACACTCTGGCTTTACCATCTTTAGCTATTGTCCTGTATGTCTTCATCGCTTGTATAAGTGCTGCTTTCTCTTCAGGGCTTGACTTACCATCCCTATATCTTTGCAAGGCATGTTTTACAGCTTTTTGCCGGGTTTCGACCATTATACTTGAACTGTCTTCCAGCTCTATTAATTTCTGAATGCTAAATGCCATTTCACATCCTCCTTGATTTTGTTATATGAGTTCGAGAGCCTCATTTTCAAAGCTAATAATAATACTCTCTGGATTTGAGAATTCATTTGCAAGTCTAAACTGATAAATTCCCCCTAATTCTTGTATAGCTTCTGATTTTCGGAGCTTATTGAAAGCAGAACATCTTATATTCCATGTAAGCCACCTTTCCCATCCCATGATCTTCCCTATCTCTGTTATGGTTTTTTCTTCATAATACCGGTAATGTATATAAATCTGCTCTCTTGGTGAAAGCTTATCTATCTCTTCTCTGACAATAAGCATCATATCGTTAAGTTCGCTATAACTGTATGTATCCGAAGAGGGGTCACAAATTACGTCCTCTAAAGTAAGGCCTTCTCCTTCATCAGATATAGGTGTATCGAGCGATATCGTCTCAACCTGCCGTTTACCCTTAAATCCTAATTCCGAGTAGCAAGCATTTTTCACGTGATACCCAAGGTATGAGGTAAAAAGAAGTCCCTTATCAGGCGAAAAATCATTTGCGGCCTCTAAAACTGCAAAGTAACCGCACTGCAGTAAATCTTCCGGCTCTGCTAAACTGCTCTTGCATAGAGGGAAATACCGGCTTATAAGCTTGAAAAGCAGTGGCTTCACTGCAAAGTACAATTTATGCAGGCTTTCTATATCTCCCTGCGCGGCTATGGTTGCCAGCTCCTCATTTGTCACTTGAAAATTCCCCCTCTCCGTGATAGAATAATTAAAACGATTGTTAATTTATGGCTGCAACGGAGCGGGAGCTGTTTCAAATGCTCTCGTTTTATTTTTGCTTGTTAACAACCATAGTTTTACCTCCCCATATCTTTAAGGAAATCCTGTGCTCTCTTGAAGCCTGCAAGGGCATCTCTCTTACCTTCGGATCCCGGCGAGCTGGTCGCTGGTTCCTGGTTATGCCCGTCAAAATGCTTACTATTGATTCCATTCATCGGTCCGTCCTCGTATTCATCATCCCATCTGCCCTGGTTTAGCCAGGTTGTTGGATTCGGAATAAACCGGCCGTTTTCTCTTTGCCATTGCTCCGTTGCTTTGGCTCTGCCTATGGCCATCATGATCTTGTCAAATAGTTCTGTGTCCGGCTTTACCTTCTTCCAGGATGCTAATGCTGCCTTCTTGCCTACTTTCTTTGGGTAAGCTTCCCAGAACTCATCGAACCTTTTTTCAATCAGGCTCTTGGAGGGCTGTTCGCAGGTTTCTTTTCCAGCTACCGTTCCGGCCCTTTTAACCGTTAGGCTCTTTCCTGATTGAACTTCTTTTTGTTCAGGGCCATTATCAGCGTCAGTCGAAGTAGTTAATGTATTCTCTTCTCTACTATTCTCTTCTTTACTTTTCTTTTCTTTACTTTGGGGATTAATGTTCGCATTATCATTACTTGAATGGTGGTTATTGTTGACAATAATCAAATTTTTGTATGCATTAACTTCCTCATCATCTAAAAGCAAGTGTATTGAGTTTATCTGGACTCTTTGTCTTCTGTCTGCTGCCTTCAAATATCTCCTTTGGATACCGCGCGAAGTCAACACTTTGTGCTTTTCATATATGGATTTATCAAATATGCCCCATTTTAAGCAATCGTTTATGATTTCATTAATTACGTTAATGTCTACATTTACCCGCCTTGCGAATAGTAACTGTTCTTTCTCTGTCCATTCATAAAAATAACTGTTTTTGTAAATCTTCATAAACAGCCTAATCACTACTCCAAAGCCTATTATTCCGTATCTTGCTTCAATAAGGGCTATTTTGTCGTCTTGATCCATATCTACATCAAGAGGGAAGTAATCTAATCCTTCTTTTTGAGGTCGGGCCATACTCGCACCTCCAATCCTGGAGCTATTCTTATGCTATCCATATCTCTACCTCCCGCTTGGTTGCTCTACAATCGTGAACAATTCTTCAAAAGGTACCTCAAGCGCCTCACATAGAGCTTTTACTGTTCTGGGACGTGGGCTCGCCTTTCCACGCTCTAACCGGTTAATAGTTCCCGAGTCGACACCCGAGATTTCGGACAAAGCCTTCAAACTTAATCCTTTTTTCATGCGGTAAACCGCAATTTTTTCTCCATTAAGCTTCATGAGCTCGCCTCCTTACATTTTGTACTTGTAAATATTATATTGCGTACATATTGTATTGTCAATACTTTATGTTCGTGTTATAATTTTAGTATTGCGTTTTGTATGTATTTATGGTATCATATTATCCAAAATAAGGAGGCGTCATATGATTGGTGATAGAATAAAAGAACTGCGCGAAAAACGAGGGTTAACACAAAAACAACTATCAGAAGACCCTTACTTAAATCTGAATATAAATACTCTGGCATCGTATGAGCGGAACCTTAGAGAGCCTAAAATCGATATGATCGTTAAACTGGCTCACTATTTTGGCGTCACCACCGATTATTTGCTGGGAGTAAGCGAACATAAATCTGATGAAAACAGCGCTATTTCTAAACAAATTCCGCTTTCTGATAAGTCTATCGATTTTTTGAAATCCGTTCCGCCCGAGCTTCAGCCTACCCTTGACTTGTTGCTTTCGGATCCAAACTTTGAAAACTTTCTACTTGAAGTAATGGCTTATATGTATTCCTTGAAACATGGGGAAAGCTTGGAAAGCGTTGATTTAATAAACCATAAATCAAACCAGGCTGGTAGCTCTTTTGCTCCTCCTAAAATCATAAGCAGACTACTGCCACGTCTACAGCAAGTGAAAGTATTCGAAGCATTGGAGAAGCTTATTAATTCCGTGACAGAGCATGAAAAGAGAGTTAATATATAAATCCTATAAAAAATAGTCCCGGCTTAAGCGGCTGGGATTTTATGAAGGGAGGAGAAGTTATGGCTTCTATAAATGTTAACTGCGCATGTGGCAATCAGTTTGTTACAGAAGAACCTACAACGGATTCCGGGTTTACTGTCGAATGCCCTACTTGCGGTGCTCGGATCCGAATAAAGCCTCCGGGAATTTCCAGCAAACAGTTCAAAGCAGCTACAGCCCCATCTGCAGCGGATCGAGTGGCCGACCGCATAAGAAAGTATGAAACTGTATCAGGTATCCTTTGGTTAATAATCGGGGCAGTACAGCTGGTCCTTGTGTGGACTGCAGCTGCCGGTGTATGGAATATCATCAATGCGATTATGAGGCTGCGATCTGTAAAGAGCATATACGCCGGCAATCCTGCGATCGTGCCCTGGTATGACAGCCGGCGCAATTGGTTAATTGCTTTCGCAATC